ATCTCCTACTGTGTAATCACCATTGTCAGAAGAGGTTGCCCCGCCTGAACTAAAATTAAAAGTACCCGAAACGACCTCAATGTAAGCTACATTCAAGGCACTTAAGATGGCTCCAAGTGTGGGCCTATCAAAGGATATGAAATTATTATTTGTATCGGATGCGACTACTAACGCTGGATTGCTTTTAACTACCACTTCTGCCATTTTATCATTAGGTTATTATAAGATCTTCTTTTACAAACTTTTTAAACTCTTCAGCCATTGGATTTTCTTCATCTTGCCAAGACTTCTCAAATGGGTTGCTTCCATCATCTTCTTGCATCTCCATAAATTCATTTGACTCTCTATTAGGAGCTTGCATTTGCTCTTGCTGTACCTTTAATTGCTGGCTCTGCAACCATACTGGATTAAGAATCATATCACCTTCCTCTATTTCTGGAGGTAATCCTCTTTCCATTCTTATCTCTTTAAGAGACTTAAATGTACTGGCCTTTTTAATAGCCATTTCTATTTCTTTTTCCTCAGTTTCTGCATCTATTCCAACAAATACAAATTCAAAGCTATTATCTATTTTATTAATAATTTTATCATTGATTTGCTTTTGAATAAATCTCAATAAAGGTCTTAATCCCTTTTCTCTACTGTACTTTATTCTAGCATCGCCACTATCTTGAAACATAGATTTGCTACCACCACCCTGCACGTTAAATCCTATTTCTTCAGGACTTATTTTGTATACAGCACAAGCAAGCTTTATTAGATATTCTTGGAATTTGGAGTACTCCATATCCCTGTTGGATTTGGACATATCAACAAACTCCATTTTATCAGCTTCGAGAAACGCAAGCTTACCGTTGTTTTGGTAACCCGCCATAGAATTAGACCACTGAGCCTTAAACTCTCTTAATCTACTCTCATTAATATTTCCTTGAACTCTAAATATACCGCTAGGGGTAGATCCAACCTTAAATATGTTGGAATTATAAGCATCACCTTGAAGCATTGCTGTTACAGTACCTATTAAAACTTCTAACTCACTCTCACCGTACCCATTCATATGCATATCAGTGGATGAATTTCTAACAGCGAACATCATCTCTTCATCAAGGTATTCATTCTTGATAACACTGTCTATTACTTGGACATATTTAGGCTTTTGTATATTAGGATTTGTGGGTTCGAAGGAACCATCATCTTCATAGATATTAGCAAAATAAATGGTTGCTGCATCTACAGGGATGAAGCCTTTAGGAAGAGTTCTTGCATTATTATAAACTATCTCAGTAGATATTTTGGCAAGAGTTAGGGCATCTTTAACAGTTTTTTCACCCCATGTACCTAAATCATCACAAATATTATCTAATGACTCGTCCATGCAACCCCTTAACATGAACTCAGTCATTAGTTGTATCTTGGTTTGATCTTCCTTAGATACTTCTTCATCATCATCCCCAGCATAGTACTTTCTCTTCTTTCTTATTACAAAGCCTGAGCTGTATTTATCAGCTTGAGGTTCAAGAAAGTCTCTTACTTGCTCAACCCTAGTTTCTATTATTGATTTAATAATAGGAGAACCCTTAGCCATTTTTCTAAGAGTAAAATCATTTACTATTTGAGGTTGAGATAAGTAGCCAAATGTGTTGACATTAGCTGTTGGATCTACAAAAAAGGATTGGACTTCATTATTCTTTCCATTCCTTTTATTATATATCTCTTGAGCTTTTATTAAGTCGTGAGGATTCTCGCTTTCTAATGCTTTTCGCATAAGAATAGTTTCTTCAGCAACTAATAATTGCTTCTTTTCTTCGAGCTTGTCAAATTTCTGGCTAAACAATATGGTAGGGGTTTGTGAATTTTGTTACTTACCTGCTTCTTCTTTTTTCTCTATAGGTAGGAAATACCCTATATCATAAGAATTATCAGATTTATTCACAACCACTGGCTGTAATCTCTTGATTTGACCTAAGATTTCATCTTTATCAGAATCTTCTGATTTAACCAGTGAATCTCTAAATTCAATAAGCTTCTCTTTTGTAAGAAATAACTTATCCCCTTTAGAGATTTCTTCTACTACTTGTTCTGTGGTATATTGAGGGAGGGTATCTCTCTCGAAATTTTTAAAAGACTTCTGTATGCTCTCAGAAGTACTTTTGATTTGAAATTCACTTATCATATAAAAAGATCTTTATATACGATCCTTTTCAATCGTAAAAATAGACCAGTTTAATGTAAAGTAAAAACTTTATCTAGTATTTATTTTGACTCTAAATCCATAATCTCCGCTACCGTTTTCTTAGTTTCAGAATCAAGATACTCTCTGTATTCTTCTAAATATTTGAGTTTTTGATCGTTAGAAATAGTAATCATATATTTCCAATCTTGATTATGATCGTTTTTCCTCTTTTTAGCAAACCCTAACTCAATAAGCATATTAAGTTTAAGTTCAATGGTGGCTTCTGTTTCCCCTCTTACCTCCCTCTTAATATGTATGGGCTTAAACCATTGTCGATCACCTCTAACTTGATCAAACATATGAGCCAGATTTCTAGCATTACTCTCAATTTCTTCTGGAGTGACTGCTAATTCTTCTTTTGTTGTTTCTGTAGACATTTATCTATTGATTGTTTAACTGTTTCGTCATTTATGTAATCATGCCAAGAACTGTAAGCGTCCATTAATTTTTTCTCATACTGATCAAGTGCCATGTTTTCTAATGGGAGAAAAATACCTAACTTTTCTAGTTCCTTATTTTTTTTTCTGTATTGAGATATCCAATCTATCGACAGATCAAAATTTCTCTTAACCTCTTGCTTATATAGATTCTCATATTTTCTAACCGATCTTGTTAAAAAAAAAGCGTTGAAAGAAAAAATTGATATTGAAAATAGTGATAAACAAATTGATAATATGCCCATTAAAATTCAAATTTAAAACTATCTCTAAATCTATATTCGTTGTCTGATGAAATTTCATTAGACCTTAAACTCTTCTTAAAGTGCAAAAGTAGGTCTTTTGTTGCTACGACATCATTAATTGCCCTATGAGCACCTATTAGATCTAAACCGGACTTATTAATACAGGCGCTCAGTGAGTAGCCAGATATTTCTTCTTCGTTTTTATGCCATTTTAATTTAGATAAATCCATGGTATCTATCATATGAGGCTGAAAATTACCATAATAATCTTCACTACCAGCAAATATTTTAGGCATCTCTTTTGCTTTACCCGTTACATTAAAGACTTGTTGTATAAAATTCCTATCAAAATCTGGATTATGTCCTACCAATATAGCTTTTGAGAAATTATTTACTTTAGAGGCAGATCCTAATTTAATAATTTTATCTACCAATTCCCCTATCTCTATGCCCCTAAGCATCATATCACTTTCATTAACCTTGTGAATTTTAGCTGCACCTTCAGTATAGACGAAATCGAAAGCTTCTTCTATAACTTTATTGGATTCCTTAACAATATCCTGTTCTTCTTTAGGAGCCTTTTTATTTACATCTCTAATCATAAAACTATCAAAGTCGTAGCTAATCACTTCTCCCTTTTTATTATAAGGAACTACAATATCATCAATTCTTCCAATCTCCTCAAAATTATCTATTCTGACCGCTATCATGGCAAGCTCTACCACTGGATTTTTTTGAGAATTTAATCCTCCAGTTTCCCAATCAAATATAAGTAAATATTGCGATGGTTTACTTTGACTCATTTTGCCATATTTTAATCACATCTACAGATTTATTAAGATCTGACTCAAACTGGCCTTTCTTTAAAGCTCGGTCTATTCTCTTTACTATATCAAATTGGTAAGCGTTCCATCCCCTATCTTGAGCTATTTTATAAAGAGATCCAGTTGAATTATCATAATGTTCTTGAGGAGAAAAAGTTGCCTCCTTATTATTATCATCATCCACTGAAACTAATTTTGAATACTCCATGCAATCTTCAGCCCCCTTATTATAAACACTTTGTAAGAAATCTTCGATATCCTCAGTATTCATATTTAAGTACTGCTTTTTAAAATTTCTAGCAAGTTCCTTGATTTGAATATTATTTATTATTAAAGCCATGTAAGTTCAATTATCTTTAAATTGCCCATAAACGGAATATGTATTTCTTTTAGCTCATTCTTCCCTAAATAATCAGGAAGTGCGCTTCTAAGAATGTATTGATGAATATCATTGACATTATAAGCCATTTTTTGAACTCCACCATAAATTAAATGTTTAGCTATAAGTTTATCAACATGCTCGTTATTCAAATAATTTACTAAACTGGTAGGAGTGAAATGCTTACCTTTTTCTAATTTAAATTCAGTCATTTGTTTATATTATTGTGTATACATAATGACATCCATGAC